GTCGTACTTCTTACGCAGGTTGTCCTCGCGCGTTTTGTTCGCTTTGTCTATTTCCGCGTCCGCGTCTTTGCGCCAATCCGCTACAAACTTCGCTACGGCTTCGGCGGTAAGTTTACCTACGATACCGGTAGCTTCTTCCTTGGTATTAACCTGCATGGCGATAACTCGCGCAAGCTGGTTAAGCCCGTCTTTTCG